CCGTCAGTAAAGCGAAAGTAAGGGACTTCACCGTCCCCTTTTCCACGGTAGTTTATTTCAGTCAGCACCATAGGCTTGTCGTCTACGATGTAAGCCTGACCGATTTGTAGGTTAGGTTTTGTATTCATAGGTATTCAGCGATGATTGCGACCGCTAGTAGGATGCTGCCGATAATTATACTGAAGAATACGATTAACGCACTCTCAGCTTGCCTGTCTGTCTTGACTAGCTTGTTTGGTTTTTTGATTTTCATATTTTGTATTGGTTCGCGCCTGTATTAAATGGCGCATGTATTTGTTAGTTAGTTGATTGCAACCCGAAGTAGGGTGGGTTACACCCAAAAAGCCCGTAGCTTGGTAGCTACGAGCTGATGGGTTGTTACGCTTTAATAGTTACGTTTGTAAGGGACTGTGACGAATCGGTCTCTTTAAGTGAGCCTTCCTCGACATCCCATTCAATGTCTCCAACGTCCAAGTGCATCCCTGCTTCGTAGGGTGCATCGAACTCATCGTCCGCTTGAACTGTTACTTGGATGGTTGCTGTGCATATATATGTTTTACTCATGATATTTTATATTTGATTGGTTAAGTTGACGGGACATCCGTCTACCCAAAAAGCCCACACCCCGAAGAGTGTGAGCTGTGTGGATTAGTCCATCTCGATTTCGTTGATGGCTTCAAAGCCTCGCTTGATCGCCTTGAGCTTATTTTCGGCATCCTCCAGCTCGTAAGCCAGATGATAAGAAATCTGGAATACAAGGTGGGGATGATCACCACGTATCTTGGCTATGAGATCACGAAGGTTTGAAAGAAAGCACCCCCAAAGATTCTCGTTAATCGCCCACTGTCTGATCGTGGGCAGTGGGTCTACGAAGCGGTCAATGTCCTCTCCGAACAGGTCGAATAGACGTTTGACGGCGGCGTCAGTAATTTTGTATTTCATACTATTTACCTCCCTTCAATGGCATTGTGTTATAGTTGCTGATGAGTTCGGCGGCGAACTGAGTGAACTCAAGTTCGGTCATAGGCTTTTCGCCCGTGAGTAAGCACTGATTTTTGTGCTGTATGTATGCGTCTTTTATTGTCATGTTATTGATTGGTTGATTGTTAATTGTAAGTCGAATGCTTACACCCAGAAAGCCCACACCCCAAAGGAGTGTGAGCTGTGTGGATTAGCGTTAGTGCCAAGACGAGGGTTTAAACTCTGCGGTTTGCACCCAAGACCAATATCCGCTGTTTTGGTCCAACTTGTAGAGGTCGAACTCATGCGGACCTTCTTCACTTCCGTAGTCATTAAGGACACTGATGGCTTCTGAGTCAGTGTTGGCTTCAAAGTGCCTGTCGGTTGGATAAACAGATTCAAGTGTGGGACCTTGTATTGCGTATGTATTACTCATAATATTTGATTGGTTTTTGTTAAACGTAGACAGGTCAGAGGTGACCTGCTTACACCCAGAAAGCCGTGACCCCGAAGAGCCACGGCTGTGGTATTACTTGATCTTGAGTTCGATCACCAGTTCGGGTTCGTCACCCTTGGCACCCCAAGACGTTACTGCCCCCCAGTCATTGACCCAAGGCTCGATCAGATCGCCGACCTCATACCCTCTGAGGGTGGTTCGGCATCGTTTCAGCTCGGCCTTGGTTTCCTCTGTCCATCGGCTCTCGACAGGGTCGAGTTCGATACGATAGACGTATGCCTTGTGAGTATCGTCCTTCTTGGTGTTCAAGTTGTAGAACGATTTGACTCTGGCATTTTCCAATGCCTCCAACAGGTTTGAGGATCGACCCCAAAAGCCGTGGCTTGTGACCACAACGTAACGGATAAAACTTTCGTTTTTTTCAGTCATGTTTTTGATTGGTTTATGTTATTGGCTCTCCTCATTTACAGCGGCTTGAGACGCTCGCAGGGTGCGGCTGAGTTACCAATCTGTGTCCCACTTGCTACGTCATCGAGGCCGCTTCTGGCGGCCACCTCTCCACTTCCTGATCATTAGGTGCGCGATGCACGGAGAGGCCATCCGAGGTATCACCGTATCGACTGCCGAGTCGCTGTCATATATCCGCAAGTCCCAGAGGGCCTTCTGAGTGCAAAAGCACAAGCGGTAGAGATGCTAGCGGTCGACATCCGAGGTCGGAGTCGGTAGCGTTTGGACTGTCAAAGAACGGGAACTGCACCACCCATAATGCACACTTTCCAAACATAACCAAGCTTTTTTTTCCAGATAAACTAGGGATCTGTAGTAACTCGTTGATAATCAATGAAATTTAAATTCTTAGGTTTTCCGTAAAACCATAAAATCACCTCCCATAAGCACCCATAAACGGCCATTTCATGGCATCCTTGGATGGATGCAAAGTGGCAGCGGATAAGTCCGCTCGCTAGAAAATAAAAAGCTTTTCCATGCAATGCTTATCCCACGCTTGTATCAAGAATTTGGATACAACTTTGCTAGTTCGATTGTATCAAAAACCTGGATACAATCTAAATGTATCAAAAATCTAAATACACTCTATATGTATTTAAAATCTGGATACAATCTAGATTCTATAAATGTATTCAAAATCTGGATACAATTTATCAATGTATCAAAAATCTGGATACAATTTGGATTGCACTTATAACCAGTGAACATATGTTTATTACTGTATATATGTTTACCGGGGGAGGAGGGGGTTAGCTATGCGTTTGCCGTTAGTATATTGTATCATCCAACGCCCCTCTAAAAAATACAAGCCTCATGGGGCTTACTATCCGCAGCTTCCCTTTGTGTTACTCAGTAGGGTTACTGCTCTAATCATCCTTTGTTCCAGCGGAGAATCCGGATTCTATGTTGCACGAAAATACGTGTCAAGCATAATTTTATCCAGATTCCATAAAGTATTGACATTCATATAAATTCTTTCTATCAAAAAGATAATGAGTGCAATCAATCCCAGCCCCGAAGAGATGCGACTGGACCTAATGGCCAGTATATCTGAGAGTATCCAGGCGGTCAGCAAGGAGAAGGAGGCCATGAAGGTCAATAGCCTTAGCCGTGCTAACCCAGGTAAAGTGGCTGAGATACTGTATCACTACGCTATGGGCGAGACTCAGACCAAGATGGTCCGGAAGTATAAGTTCAATAGAGATACTGTGATCTCAGTGCTAACTGATTATGCGGACCACATAGGTAAGTTCCGAGAGGTAACTGGCCGACTAGCGGCCAGGAACTACTTGAATTTGTCCTCACTGGAAGAGGACCTCATTGAGAAAGTCCGTGACCGGTTGGAGGGGGATCCGGACTTCGAAGTATCGTTCCGTGATTTAAAGGAGCTATCCATAGCTAAGGCAAATGCAGGTAGGGAGGCTTTGACGGCTAGAGGTGAAGCTACACAGATCACGGAAGACAGGAAGATCTTTACGCAGGATGACTACGAGGCTACCATCAAGGCAGCGAGGGCCAGGATCGAGGAAGCTAAGACAATAGAAGCCGAGGTAAAAGATGCCTAAGTCAATCATGGATTCCAGCTATGACCCGATCTATGATCAGATCCGTGGTATCTTGGGAGAGCATTTTGAGAACTACTGCTTCATAGTCATGAACGAGCAGGGCGAACTATTCTATGACTACAACCACCTACCAGCAGGGAGAATGCTAGTAAATGAAATGCAGAAGGAGATTACTAGCGGCGACATAAACTTTGAGTGGGAGTTCGAAAACGACCCAGAGGATCCAGAGGAAGAAGAATGACTATTGAGTTCACAAATCATCCTGTCCTAGAAGCCCCTACCGATGAAGAGATAGTAATCCTGGGTGAGGCGGATCCTAAGCTGTTGGTTCAGCTGCACGAGGCTCATGAAGGTAGGATTCAGTCAGCACAAGAGGATCCACTGCGTCACGGATTTGAGCTAACCGGGTGGAGCCGGATGCGAGATGCCTTGAAGGACTACGACGAGGTCATTACCTTTGGCGGAAACCGAAGCGGTAAGACAACGGGATGCGCTAAGATGGTTATGGAAGCCGTGACCGAAAACATGGACGGCCATGTTGTGTGCTTTAGTCAGAATGCGGACACATCCATCAAGGTTCAGCAAGCTGCAATCTGGGAGATGATGCCTAGGGAGTTCCGCAGGAAGACTAAGAGTATCGATGGTTACGTGAACTACAGTATGCAGAATGGCTTCACAGGCAGTTCTTTTATCTTCCCGGACACCAGAACCAGGGTGGACTTCAAGACATATACGCAGTTCAGTAATAATCAGACCATCCTAGAAGGTTTTGAGTTCGGTTTCCGTAACCCTACTGGAACAAATATTGGGGCCTGGCTGGACGAATACTTGGGAGATGCTGCGCTGGTTAACACCCTACGCTTCCGTCTTGCGACCAGAGATAGTAAGATGCTGTTGGGGTTTACGCCGATTGATGGGTACACGCCCTTCGTTGCGGAGTACCTCAAAGGAGCCGAGACTCTAGAGACTAAGGCCGCGTCCTTGCTGGATGGAGAGCAGGTTCCCGTGATTCAATACAGCCCTGAACGAGATGCTGGTGTTGTCTACCTGCACTCCGACGAGAATCCCTTTGGCGGTTATGACCGCATAGCCAAGGACCTAAAGAACGCAAACCGTGACACGATCATGGTCCGTGCCTACGGACTGCCTACGAAGTCAATGACTTCACTGCTGCCGAACTTCAGCCCCGAGGTCAATGTCCTTAGCGACAAGCCAAACAAATACGGTATGTCTTTCCCTGACAAGGATTCACTGACCTGGTATCATGTAGTTGACCCAGCATTCGCCAGGAATTACGTGGCAATATGGGCAGGGGTGTCCGAGGACGAAGAGATCTTCATACGCAGGGAGTGGCCGGACAGAGATACCTACGGCGAGTGGGCTTTGTTTGGTGACCCGAAGTGGCGCAAGGGTCCAGCCTCAGAGAAGATAGGGTACGATGTGGAAAGGTATTGCGAACTGTTTAAAGAGATCGAAGAGGAGTTAGGCATCGAGGTCACGGAGCGTATAGGTGACTCTAGGTTCTTTGCTAAAGAGAATGAGAATAACGTGGATCTGTTCACCGCCTTCTATGACTTCGGTATGAACTTCACGCCTTCGGACGGACAGCAGGAGGGCATAGGTAACACGAGCCTGGACGATTGGTTCTTCTATAACCCGAACTACGACCTTGATCCTGCCAACAGGCCGAGGTGCTACGTGCATGAGGACTGCGGGAACCTTATTGAGAGCATGATTAATTACAATGCAGCTGGCAAATCCGACGAAGCTCTCAAGGACTTTTTTGATCTTATCCGTTATTTGCGAATGTCAAATGGCGGCATGGGTCCTGATTATTTTGCATCCTCCGACATGGGGATCACCAGAAAACAACAAGGAGGATACTAATGAAAGTAAAACTAACTGAGTTCGCCGAGTATCACGATACTGACTTCGACGAAGCTCTTAAAATAGCTAAAGAAAAACTACCGTCTGAATACATAAGCGGCAAAGGTAGAAATACTTGGATCAGCCCCGAGGGACAGGACATCCTATGCGATGGTCTGCTTATTAATGAAATAATACCTAAACACTTCAGAGGCAAGGTGTTATCGATTTGTCCGAATCCTAGATTCAACATGGTTCACTTTGTAGAAATAGGAAAAAAGGTTCCTGTTCTGATGCCTAACAGGTTGAAGGATAGATTCTTAGGCAAGATGATCTGTTTTGAGGTAATTGAATCCGAGACAGGGGTCAGCTATCGTTATGTCAAAGGTTGATAGAACAAAGATATTTTATGACAGGAATCCTTTTACCGGACAAGTAGAGGACGAGAACCTGACTCTGGATTACAAATGGAATCAGCAGAACAGGGATCGTCTCATAATGTGGGAGACATTCAAGCGATACGTGAAGCATGAATCCAAAGTCCCCATGACAAACATAGAGTTATGTGATAAGATAGGCAGTTCTAGGACTCATCTTGCTAGCATGATTCAACTAATAAAAGATAGACTAAATGCAGAACAGTAATATTTCAAAGGCCCTTACCTATGTAGGCACTGAGCCAGACATCACAACTCTTCGATACGCTTACGAGGAAACAATAACGGAGCTTGAATCCTATTTTGATTTATGTCTCT